TAATAAGTTTTGCTTCTTCTAGAGTTTTTTTAATATCTGTTATTGATTTTTCTTCAGATGTTTTTTTAATTGTTTTTGCTGTAGAAAGTTTTTTACGAAGATTTTTTAATGAAAAAAGAATCTTCTTAGATGATGATTTACTTCTTGTTTTATTTGTTTTATCACTCAAAGGTTTTAATGTATTTACTTTATTCACTGATAATACAATATTTGTTTTCTTCTTTATTAATGGTTCTTTTAACACAACTTTTACTTTTCCGCCAGTCATTACTGGTGCTGCGGTTTGCGCTATTTTGGCAGGATTCACTCCTTCAACAGGAGCCGTAGAAGTTGTTGAAGATGTAGAATTCAATTGAACAATTGTTCCTCCTTGTGTAGAACCTCCTCCTCTTTGATTTTTACGACTTCTTCTTTTTCCACTTATACGATGATCCCCAGTAACAATTATATTTTTTGTTTCTGATTTGTCATCCATACTATCTAAAGATAAGTTAATATTTATTTGTAGTAGTTAAAAACCTAAAAAATTAAAAGAGAAATTCACAATTTTTAATTATTAGTAAAAATGTATCCTTCATATCACTTCATTCTAAATAAATATTTTAAACAATGCGAAGGAAGACATATTATCTTTCATCAAATTGAATCATTTAATACTTTTATGGATATTGATATTCCAGATATTATTCAAAATGTAAATCCAATTATTGTTCGTGGAAGTCCTGAAACGCCTCTTTCTGGACCCCGTTCTGCTCTTGCTTCAGCAACAGGTCTTTCAACATCTGCTGCTAATGCTTTGATGGGATTTGGTGCTTCTGCGTTAGGAGAAATTATGGGACCAAAACATGAATATGAGATTTCAATGAGTTTTGAGAATTTAACATTTCGTAAACCAACGATCTTTGAAAACAATGGAGCTATTCTACCAATGATGCCTAATGATGCTCGTTTACGAAATCTTACATATGCTTCTCCTCTCTTCGTTGATGTTCGTATTAAAACAACATTTATTGATAATGTAAATAATTCAAAAGTTGTAAGAGAACGTTTGTATCCCAACGTTCATATGGGTAAAATTCCAGTAATGGTTGGAAGTAAATATTGTTTGCTTCATGATCAAATGTATGTTCATCCTAAAAGTCTTGGAGAATGTGCTGAAGATGCTGGTGGTTATTTTATTATTTCTGGAGGAGAACGAGTGATTATTTCTCAAGAACGAATGAGTGAAAATCGTCCATTTGTATTTCGTAATAATAAATCTAATAATAAAGATATTGAAGTTATTGAAGTTAAAAGTATTGGACCTGACAACGATCAAGTTCCTAAAAGTAATATGGTGAAAATTGTTTATCATCCTAAAAATTCTCAAATCCATTTGCTCAAAGCAAATATCCCTCGTATTAAAAATGATATTCCTCTATTCATATTATTTCGTGCTTTTGGAGTTATTCAAGATCAAGATATTACTGATTTAATTCTGGGAGAAGATGGAGATCCTAGATATTTTAGTTTGTTTTATGAATCTATTTTAGAAGCAAGTTTCATTAAAACACAAGAAGAAGCAATTATTTATCTTTCAAATGAAATTAATAGTTCTGCTTCAAAAAATACCAAACAAAATACTATGAAAATTCAAGATCTTCTTCACACTGAAGTATTTCCTCATATTGGTCTTAGTGATAATGAAAATTATGCTAAAGCATGTTATTTGGCTCATATGACACGTAAATTACTATTAGTCGCATCATCAAAGATTTCAATTGATGATCGTGATGCGTATCCAAATAAACGCGTAGATTTACCAGGGTTTCTACTTGCTTCGTTATTCCGCACTTATTTTAATAATAAAATGGTAAAAGATATTCGTTCAAGTCTTTCAAAAGAAATTCACAATGGAAGTTGGCGTGCTTCTGGAAATTTTGAAGATATTGTAAATATGAGTAATATTAATAAAATTATTAAGAGTGTTATTATGGAAGTAGGGTTGAAAACAAGTTTGGCAACAGGAAATTTTGGTTCCGCTAAAATTGGAGGACCAACAAAAATTGGTGTTTCTCAAGTTCTCAATCGTCTAAATTATGTATCTGGATTGTCCCATTTACGCCGTGTGAGCACACCTATTGAAAAAACGGGAAAACTTATTGCCCCTCGTAAACTTCATAATACTTCATTTGGATATATTTGTCCAAATGAAACACCAGAAGGTCATAGTGTAGGTGTTGTAAAAAATATGAGTAGTTCCGCAAGTGTATCAATTTATTCAAATGTAAATATCTTAAAAGATTATTTTAAAAAACTTAATGTTATTATTCCTCTTGAAAAACTTAGTACAAATGATAAACATAAATTTATTCGTGTCTTTATTAATGGAGCATGGGTTGGTTGTTTGAAAATTGATGATGTAATTCCAACATTAAATAATTTGAAGAAAGCAAAACGTTCTGGAAAAATTCATATGTTTACTGGTATTATTTGGAAACCTCAATTCAAAGAATTATGGATTACATCTGAAGCGGGTCGTTTTCTTCGTCCTCTATATGTCGCTGAAACTATTAGAGAAATTGCTTCAGATACTTCTGGAAAATTATTAAAAGAAATTCATGATTTGAAAACTTGGAATGATATTCTTTTATGGAACTCTCCAAATAATAATCAACTCATTGAATATATTGATCCTGGTGAAACCGAAGGAACATATATTGCTATGAAATTTGATGAATTAAATGATGATCATACTCATGTAGAACTTCATCCTTCCACCGCTTTGGGAACTCTTGCTTCTAACATTCCATTCCCAGATCATAATCAATCTCCTCGTAATAGTTATCAATCGGCGATGGGAAAACAAGCAATGGGAATGTATGCTCTCAATTTTAAAGATAGATTTGATACAATGGCACATGTATTATGTTATCCTCAAGCACCTTTTGTATCTCCATTTATGTCAAAATTCTATGGATCACAAACTATGCCATCTGGTCAAAATGTAAATGTTGCTATTATGACATATACTGGATATAATCAAGAAGATTCTGTTATGATTAATCGCGGAGCATTAGATCGTGGATTATTTAGAAGTATCTTTTATAGAACTTATAAAGATGAAGAACGAAAAAATCAAACATCTGGTGAAGAAGAAAAATTTGTTAAACCTGATCCTGACTTAACAAAACAAATGAAACATGCGAATTATGATAAATTAGATTATGACGGCTTTGTTCCTGAAAATACATTTGTAGATGCTGATGATATTCTTATTGGAAAAGTTGTTCCTATTCGTCTTCCTACTGGAACAGTTGTTCCCACTGGAACGAAACGTCTACGTGATGTGAGCAGAACTATTCGTAATAATGAAACTGGTTGGGTTGATAAAATCTTTAAGAATCGTAATGGTGAAGGATATAGTTTTGTAAAAGTTCGGGTACGTCAAGATCGTATTCCAGAAATAGGGGATAAATTTTGTATGACAAGTGATCACGATGTTCTTACTGAGCGAGGTTGGATTCCTATTGATAAAGTAAGTATTAATGATAAAGTAGCACAATTGAATAAAGAAAATAATACTCTTGAATATGTAAATCCTATTGAAACTTTAGAATTTGAACAAGATGGTGATATGTATGAAATTGAAAGTCAAGGAGTAAGCTTGAAAGTTACAATGAATCATAGAATGTGGGTTCAAAAACGTGATAAACCAAATTATGAATTAATCAAGGCTGAAGAAATTATTGGAAAGCGAGTTCGTTATCAATGTGATGGACCTGTTAATCGTGAAGATTTAGAATTAACAATTGGTAGCATTAATCTTTCAGAAGAATCAATGGATGCTTGGTTGTATATTTGTGGTATTTGGATAGCAGAAGGATGGACTAATTCTGGTCGTGTAGAATTTGCTGCTAATAAAGAAAGAGTTAAAACTAAATTAGATGAATGTTGTGATATTCTTAAACTAAATAAAAATTATATAGAATCTAGTAAAAAATATTATATTAATAATAAAGATATTACAAATCATCTAATACCTTATAGCGTTGGTGCTATAAATAAAAGTGTCCCAGATTATGTATTTAAATTAAGTTCTCGTCAATCTAAGATATTTATTGAAGCTATGTGTCTAGGTGATGGTCATGAAACTTTTACATCACTCCATTATTCAACTTCATCAATAAAACTTCGTGATGATTTACAAATTATATGTCAACATGCTGGTTATACATCTTATTATGCGAAACGTTATGATGCTGGTCATCAAACTACAATGAACGATGGACGTATTATTACTAGTTCAGCAATTAGTTGGGATATTGGTATTCGTAGAACTAGATTAAGACCTACAATTAATCATGGTCATATACATGAACAAAATGGACAATCTGAATTAATTATACCTTTTACTGGAAAAGTATATTGCCTTCGTGTTCCATCTGAAGTATTCCTTGTAAGACGTCATGGGCGTATTGTATGGACCGGTAATTCTTCTCGCCATGGCCAAAAAGGAACATGTGGTATGATTCTCAATCCTGAAGATATGCCTCAATCCGCGAGCGGTATTGTCCCAGATATTATTATTAATCCTCACGCGATTCCAAGTCGCATGACTATTGCTCAATTCATGGAAACTCTTTTAGGCAAAGTATGTTGTGAACTTGGATGTTTAGGAGATGGATCACCATTTAATGATGTTACCGTTGAAAAACTAAGTTCTATTCTTCGTGATAAAATGGGTTTAGAACCATATTCAAATGAAATTCTTTATAATGGATACACTGGTCGTATGATGGAAACTAGTATCTTTACTGGTCCAGTGTTTTATCAACGATTGCGCCATTGTTCTGCTGATAAAATTCATTCACGATCTTCGGGGCCACTTGTCATGCTCACTCGTCAACCAGCAGAAGGAAGAGCACGAGAAGGAGGACTCCGTTTTGGAGAAATGGAACGAGATGCTGTTATTGCCCATGGTATCTCTGAATTCACAAAAGAACGTTTTATGGAATGTAGCGATTTATTCCGTTGTCATACATGCCGAGAATGTGGTCTTATTGTTATTAGTAATCCTAAAAAAGGGATTTGGTGTTGTAAAGGTTGTGGAAATACTACGAATTTTAGTGCTGTTGAAATTCCTTACGCTTACA